TTTGTCTGCATTTATGCAGTTATTTTGTAAAATTTTAAGATTTTGTCTTTTTTAAAATTTTTAGTTAAGTTCTCAAAATTCTTAGTTCAAACTTATTTAGTTTTTATTATAATTAAATAAGACTTACATTTATTTGTAAAAAAGTTATAAAAAGATATAAAACGAGAACTTTTATATAATATATTAAAGAAAATTTTCAAAAAAATGGAAATTTCTATAAAAGATCCAAGAATCCTAAAGTTTTATAAAGAAAATCCAGGAATTAATATAGAAGAAGCAAATTTGATGTTTATTCAGTTAATTGAGAACCTGTTTAACAAGATGAGTTCTCAAATTTCAGGAAATATAAATACACAGATTTTATCATTTTTGAATGAAAACAGAACAAGAATGGATAAAATGAACCAAAATATGGAGAACATGAACAATAATATTGAAAAAATGCAGAGTGAGTTTATGAAAAATGCAATGTTAGAGTTTGTCAATTTAAAAAAAGACTATGTTGAAGAAACAAAACAGCTAATTGAGAACCAAAGCTTACAATCTAAAGAAAAAATAGAGTCATTATTAGATAAAAGTTCTGAACACTTATTAAATAAAACTAATCTATTATTAAATGAAATTATACCTAAGAACAAAACAGAAGATAAGCAAGTCTTACAGAGTATGTTCGAGAACTTTTTTACAAAATTCAATGAAGAAACACGAAAAAACATTGAAAAAACCACTGAAAAAGGTTCTCTACAAGGAATATTGAACAGTTTTGATTCAAAATATTCTACTTTATTACAAAGTATTCAACAACCTTTGTATTCTACTATTTCATCTAGTGAAGAACGGCTTTCTCAACAGCTTGGAGCTATTAAAGAGAACACAACTGAAAATGTAAGTTCTCAAACTAAAATTTTTAATGAACTTTCTGAATTTCTTGGAAAGTATAAAGTATCAAGTAATCGTGGAAAAATAGGAGAACAACAATTGTTTGAAATTTTAACTACTTTGTATCCTTCAGCTGAAATTAGAAATACATCTGGATTAAAAGCATCTGGTGATTTTATAGTTGTGAGAACCGAAAAACAACCTGTTATGATTGAGAACAAAGAATATGATCAAAATGTTAATAAAGATGAAATTACCAAGTTTATTAGAGATATTGATGTGCAGAACATGAGTGGAGTATTCATTTCTCAATATTCAGGAATTTGTTTCAAAAATAACTTCCAAATTGATATTCATAAGGGTAATGTTCTCGTTTATATTCATAACTGCGCTTATAATCCAGATACTATTAAAACTGCTATAGAGATTATTGACCATCTAAGTGTAAAAATACAAGACCTTAATATTGATGAGAACCATAGCATATCTAAGCAAATTCTAGATAATATTAATGAAGAATTTAAGATTTTTCTTGACCAAAAAGATGGACTTGTTCAGTTTGTCAAAGACTATCAAAAGAAACTTGTAGCACAAATTGATGATTTGAAATTTCCTAATCTTGAAAAGTATTTGGAACCTAAATATGCTCTTATTAAAACACGAGGGTTTGTATGTGATATTTGCAATAATTATACCGCAAATACCAAACAGAGTTTAGCTGCTCACAAAAGAGGCTGTTCTAGAAAACATGCTGCTGCTGCTGATTCATAAATTTACCAAAAGTTTTTAGTAAGGCGTTTGTAATATAAATCTACATTATGTTCAGATGCACTCCAACAGGTAAATAATGTTTCATCAAACCATCCACGAACAGCATCTAGAGGAAATAATTCATACTTATCATCTTTTAATTGAATATTATTACCAACATGATAATAGTTTATCATAGGAACAGCAGTAATTGCATCTCGTTTATTGGTTACACGATAATGATATAAATTTGACTTCGCTTCAAAAGCTTTTTTCCATTCCCAGTCACCAACACGAGGACTAGCAAAAGAAGTCACTATAACTTTATTATCTATTTCATGAGAAATCATAAACCCAAATAATGTAGATAGAGCCCCACCTAAACTATGACCTGTAATACATACATCGTAATCAGGATACTCTTGTATTAGTTTCTTTACTGTATCTACAAGAGATGCATATACATCATTAGTTGTTAATTGAGAAAGAAATCCACTATGAACATTTACAGGTTTTATTAGACCATCCATTGTTAATACTTTCTTTACAATCATAAAATCATAGTACCAGTCAGACCTAGATTCACTTCCTCTAAATACAACACTAATGCGTTTTTTTTCTTCTGATAATGTAACACCAGCTTGCAAATCAGTTTCAGTATCAGAGATCCAATTGCATATTTTTCCATTTGGAACATTCTGTGCAATTTCACTTAAGGCCACTTTTCTAGTATCATTCATATCCAAACTATCGATTCCACCTTCAGATTGAATTCCAGAAACAAATGATTCAATAGTAGTATCCTCCTTTATTGATAAATTTTTACCATAATTATAAACAAGCATTGTAATTCTTAACAAATCTAGAGCTAAATTATGTTCTACATCAGGTTTTAAAAGTTCTTCATTCGCACCATCTTTGGATGTTTCATTACCCGAAAAACCTAGATAACTCCAAAATCCAGGCATCTATAACATAAAAAAACATAAGACTTTATATTTTTTTATTAAAATAATTGAATATATAAATCTATCCTTTTGCATACATCCATCCTGTAATGATATATTTATCGCTTGATCTCGGAACATTCCCTGAATGCACATAATTCCATGTTGATGGAAATAATAACAAACTACCTTTTGTGGGTTTTACTTTAAAAGTCGAAAATGTTGTTTCACCACCTTCTTCTACATCATTTAAATAAAATAAAAATGTTATTATACGATAACACCTTTCTCTATTTATTATATCAACAGCAAAATCATGATGTAAAGTGTATCTTCCCTCATTTTTGTTATACTTCTGCATTTGATAACCTGTATCTGTTATATCTTGAAATATTTTTAATCCAGTATGTAATACTATATCACGGCTATATCTCATAAAAATTTCCGTTAAAACATTACTTAAATAATTATCTTCTTTTTGTAGAATATTTTTATTTCGAGTTATATGCATCTCTGTAGTAATTTTTGATGAAGCTATACCTTTTAGGTCTTTTTCAGTTTTGTTTTCCTCTTTCATTAACGCTGTCTCAAGAAATGTTATTCCCTTTCCACTAATTAAATTTAATTCATCTCTTTTTTCAAATTTATTAATCATTGAATCACAAAAAGAGGGGTCTAATATATTATTATAAACCTTTACAAAAGGATCTCTTTTTTCTTCAGGTAAATCACTCCAAAATGGTAATTCTAAACTCTCTATAAAGGAAACATAATCTTTTGTTACTTCTTCCTCTCTTTCTTTTACTGTTTCTTCACTTCCTGTAGTATTTTTTCTAAATATATCCCCGTTTTTGGATATTATACTTAGTTTTTTTTGTTCTTCCATATAAGTGTCATCTTCGTCAAAAACTAAAATTTGCATATTATCTACTTTTTCATCCTTTTTTATCGTATTTTCTACAGTTTTTTCTTTCTTTACCTTTTTTTTTACCATTTTCTTCTTTTTTAACACCTTTTTTACCTTTTTTACACCTTTATTATCACTTTTATTCATACTATTTATATTACAATTTAAATAGTATTTATACTTATTTATACATTGTATATTTATTGCATAATATTCATATATTTCCACATCCAACCTGTAATTATGTATTTATCATTTGACTTTGGAATATTAGCTGAATGAACATAATTCCATGTTGCTGGAAATAATAATAAACTACCCTTCTTTGGTTTTACTTTAAATTCCGGAAAAGTTGTTTCACCACCTTCTTCTACATCATTTAAATAAAAAAGAAAGGTTAATGTTCTATAACCTATTTGATTACCTTCGTCTCTTCTTTTAAATTCAACTGAAAAATCATGATGAAATATATAGCGCCCCTCGTTTTTAGTATATTTTTGCATTTGATAGCCACTATCACTATTTCCTATTAACCCTTTTGCTTCTCCAGATAAATCTAACCCATTAAAATATTTAACAAGGTATCTGCCTAATTGTTGACTAACATAAGTATCTTCATATTTTAGTTCTTCTTTATTTTCATTAAAAAACATCTCTGTTGTATATTTTGCACCTACGTGACCCTTAAGTTTTTCTACACCACCTTCCATAATTAACCTCGTTTCATAACTTGTTATAGGACATAATGCATGCAAATCTGGATTTTCTTCAAATTTTTTAATTATATGATCACAAAAACTATCACTTAATACATTTTCATAAACTCTAACATACATATCTTTCTTTTCTAGTTCATGAAAATAGGGCAATTGCATTTCTTCATATGCCCTTGTATATTCTTTATTAACTATTTTTAATCGTTCTATCTTATTACTTTCATAACCTCTACTATTATTCCGACTCGTTTCAGCTACTTTAATGTAGTTTTTCTGATTTTGTCCCATTTGTGCATGCTGTTTATTCCATTCTTCAAACGTTTCTTTAAACTCTTCATCAGACACTATCCAATCATGCATTGCTATATCTATTGTATCTTCTTTTACAACCGGTTCCTCCTCTACGATTACTTCCATTAATATTATACTTTTACAATATTAATTACATTTATATCTTTTTAATGGTTTTATTCTTTCTTTTTACTCTTTTTGTTTTTACTTTTTTTGTTTTATTTTTTCTTTTTCCTCCATTTAAATCATTTTCTGCTTCTTTATCTTTTTCTGCGAACGCCTCATATTTTGCTACTTCTTTTTCAATCGCTTTCTTCTCTTCACTATCCAAATCATCAATTTCCTCTACTAACGATGGATTATGTAAGTAATCCTTATATTCTTTACTTTCTTCTATAAAAAACCATATATCATTCAATATTTCTTCATGTCCAGTTCTCAATAAAATCTTCTCATAACGGCGCAATATCCACTCAAACTGATTATTATAAATTATAAAATAAGAATTTAATAATGTCAATTCTCTTTGAATAATATCTATATATTTCCCTGAAGCTGCTGTTCTTTTCATACCACGTTTTATTTTTTTAAATATACTACTATTTACATCGGGAACCAAATCTGTCAATTTTGAATTAAAATATTCCATTTTTATTTTTAATTTCCTCAAAAAACGAGGCTCAAATGTTATTTCACCAAACTCTTTTTTCACATCATTTGTAAATGTCTTTTTATTAAATTTCTTCTGTTTTGGAATCTCTATTACATCTAAATTGCGATTTGCTACTATTTCACCATAATCTCTCTCATTTATTACATCATTAAATATACTTAATGCTGTCATCATCAATTTATGCATATTTGCAGTCTTTTTTAATACTAATTCACAATCCATTAATAAACTATTTAATATTAAATTCCCTTTCAATGTATTTGCTGCTGTTGATAGCAATAATAATCCTGCTGCTATAGGCAATCCTATACCACTTATTGCTAACACTGGTGTAGCCATATCTATATAAGGACTCGCCGCCTCGCTTACCGAACCTAAAACTACTAAACCTGCTGCTACAAATCCTGCTGTTTCGGCTCTATCAGCTAATTTAATTCCATCCCTGGAAGCATCCTTTTTATCTATTTCTGTATCATTTACTTCATCTATTACATTTCTTATTTCTATTACTCTATTTTCTTCTTCCATGTTTTCAAAGTCTTTCAACTTCTTTTTCAAATCTAATATAATGTCTGTTTCTTTTAATTCATTTATCATTGAATCTGATAAACTTCTTCCAGAATTTACTTGTTTTTCTGCTGTTTTTTTCTGTATATTTCGTGTATAACCACCTCTTTTTCTCTCTTTTTTTAATATTTTATATAATTCTTTGCTCATTTATATAATAAATATATTTCATTTATAAATATATTTAAACAAAATCCTACTTTAATTTTATATGCGAGTTTTATTGTTTGTATTATTATTTATATTATCTAATTCTTTCCTCTTACCACCTACTTTTAAAAGACATTCATCATCTTTATCCATGGTAAGAAGATTTTATCCACCATCTCATTACTTTCATGAAGAATACTTAAGAAGATTAAATTCAAAAAATATTACCATTAGTAACCAAGCCATGTTTGAATATCAAAATATGAATCATACATCACAAGATGAAGATTTTGATATGGAATCTTTTATTAAAAGAACAAATAATGCTACTTATTCTCAAATGCACCCCCCTGGCGGTTTCAGAATTATTCTAAATCCTATGATGAAACAAATTCAAAACTTAGATGACGATCACGACGACGAAGATACATTTTTTAATTTTAAAAGAAGAACAAATGCTAAAAAAAATTCAGAGAATTTTCAAATTATTGATAATCCAGATACCAATTTTACTCATGTTGGTGGTTATGCTACCGTTAAAGAAGAACTTAATCAATGCATTGATATGCTCACCAACTATAAAAAATATCAAAAATACAATGTTCGCGTCCCAAAAGGTCTTATTTTTGAAGGACCTCCTGGTAATGGTAAAACACTACTCTCTAAAGCGCTTGCTGGTGAAGCTAATACTACTTATATTGCTGTCTCTGGTTCAGAATTTCAAGAAAAATATGTTGGTGTTGGAGCTAGTAGAATTAGAGAACTCTTCAACCTTGCAAAAGAAAATGTTCCGTGTGTTATCTTTATTGACGAAATTGATGCTGTTGGTAAAAAAAGATCCAATGATGGAGATACTGCTACTAGCGAAAGAGATAGCACCCTTAATGAATTACTGGTCGCTCTTGATGGCTTCAAAAACACCTCTGGAATCTTTCTTGTCGGTGCTACAAATAGGATTGACCTTCTTGACCCTGCTTTATTAAGACCTGGTAGAGTTGATAAACGCATCTTTATCGGCAATCCCGACACCGAAACAAGAGAAAAAATCGC